GATTTTATCAGAATAAAACGCCAAGGCCCCCGCAGTCCGGAACAGAACTGCGGGGGCCTTGGTCGTTATGTGGAAGGAATGGAGGATGGTACTCTGCTTACCTCAGCAGTGCGCTGTGGTCTGCGCCGCCCACGGTGAAGCTAGCGGTGGAGCCGCTGTGGCTGAGGGTGAAAGGCGTATCGCCCGCACCGAGGGCTGCAACATCGGAGAGGGAGAGGGTGGAAGTGCAGCGTTTTGACGTTCTCGTCGTCCTCTACGAGCTTCACGAGGCCCAGCTTGTTGTTTTTATCCATGAGGTGGATGACCTCGTCCAGCAGCTTTTTGCCGTCGCGGCTTCGGATGGAATTGTCGGCGTCGGTGGCCGGGGCAGACAAAGATATTGACAAGTGGGGAGGTTTCTGGTATTCTACTAAAGTACCCTGTGCAAACGATACTCGCTGGTGTGGCGCAATGGCAGCGCAACTGATTTGTAATCAGTGGGTTGCAGGTTCAACTCCTGTCACCAGCTCCAAAAATAAACGCACGAACGATTAAAACAAATCGTCCGTGCGTTTTTCTTTTTGCTTGAAATGCCTTAAAATCTCCTGAATGAACGTGACAATCTAACAAACGATCTAACAAATCAATACTTCATCTTTCGCATTTCCTGCAACAGATAATTCGGGTCATTGTGGGAGACGTACTTGTTTGCTGTGGTGGAGAAATTTTTGTGACCCAAGATGGCTTGCACGGCAGTCGTTTCCAAGCCGCACTCCACCATCTTGCTGCTGGCCGTGTGGCGCAGCGTATGCGGATGCACCCCCTCTATGTGGCACTCCTGCATCAAGGCCCGAAACTTTGTAGCCACGTTGCGCTTGTCCAGCTTTGTACCGGCTTTGGACGGTATCAGCCACTCACAGCCGCTGTCAAGCATCCAAAAGGCAATAATTTTATAAATGGGGTCCAAAATAGGGATAATGCGGTTTTTGCCCGCCTCGGTCTTTTCGCCGCCCTGCATATACCGCTCTTTTAGATGCACATCGTCGCAGCGCATGGAGAGCAGCTCATCGATACGCATACCGGTGTAGAGCAGCACCATTGCAATTTGTGCTGTCTGCCCAAGCTTCGGGTCGTCTTGTCGGCTGCTAATCTGCTCGATCTCTTGAGCAGTCAAGGTGCGCTCTGCCTTGCCTGTAGCCGCCGGGAGCTGCAAGAGCATGGCATAGTTTTTGTTTATGATGTCCTGAGCCATTGCCCACTCGCAGATCTGGCTGAAAAGTGTGCGCTGCTTTTCGCAGGAGCTGCGGGAGAGTCCCTTTTCCACCATCTGGTCAATCACCTGTTGATAGTCTGCGGCTTTTAAGTCCCGGAGCTGTCGGTCATACAGCGGCGCAGCCTTTGCATAGGCCAGCTCATAACCCTTTTTCATGTCAGTGCCGAGCTTGTCAAATTTGGGCTGCGCTTTCCATTGGGCGTAGGCATCCGCAAAAGTGCATTTCAGACGCGCTGCGGGGGTGTTCTGGGCGTTGTAAGCGTCCAGTGCTTGTACCGCTTCACCCGGCGTCGCAAACGTCCCCAGAACGTCTCGCTTGGCTGTCAGGGCCACATACGGTTTTGACCTCGTCCCGCTCAACTTATATACACTGCCGCTGCCCTTTGGGCGGCGGCGCTTTTTTCTTTGCTGCGGGGTGGCTTCGGGCTGCTTCTTGCCGCAGTATGGGCAAAAAGATGCATCATCCGGTATTTCCCGACGGCAGCAGGCGCGAATGCATTTCAAAGCTCTTCACCTCGCTTTGCGGTATAGTCGGCCTCGCCGCTCTTCGCGGCCTCTTTTCCCGCCTGGTATGCCGACTGCAGCAGACTCACCGGAGGCTGGACTTCCCACGGGATCGGGTCTGTTCCTGTAGCCACGGCGAACCCGTAGTTGTCCAGTATTTGGCCGCAGACGGATACCTTGTTTTGCAAGGGAGTGTGCAGGTTTGCACACACCTCAGCAAACACCGCCGGTGGATAGCTGCCATGTCGGCCCAAAAGGATAAACAGCACCATCTCTTTTACAATTCGCGGCGCTGTGCGAAAGTATTCTGTAAGCGCCTCATCCAGCTCTTCGTCTGATTTGCGCTGTACGGGCTCTTTATAAAGTTCTGGGTGCAGCATTTCTTGCATGGCGGGGAGCGGAGAAGTCCCGCAAGCCTCGAACCAGTCCATTATCTTGTCAGCCGGTGGGCTGGACGCCCCGCACTCCCAGCTCTGGATCGTAGCCTTTCCCTTGTTGATCCGGCGGGCCATGTCGACTTGGCTCAAGCCTGCCGCGACTCTGGCCCGCGCCAATGCGACACCAAGCTTTTCCGCAGTAAAGTAGCTCATCAATTATAACCTCACAAATTTCCATGCCATAAAAACAAAAAGTGACATGGGAAAAACCCATGCCACTCGACAGAGCGGAAGTCCTTCAAGTTTTCCCATAAAATGGTAAAATCTAAGACAAGTTGGACAAATTGAACAAAAACAGAGGTGAAATAAAATGGATTTCGAGCAAAGAAACGGCAAAGAAAACGAAATGACCATCATTGACGGGATGCCTGCCACCATTTTGACCGGCACGGCCCGAACACCTGAACCTTGGGAGGACTAAAGATGGACAAGATGAAGCTGTTTTGCACCCACATCCGCGCCGCGCTGGCCTGCTATGAGGATATGCCGCCCGAGGGACAGGCTCGGGCTCGACTTTTTGTGATCCGCAAGTCCGGGGATTTCCGGCAGCTCAAGGCCGCAGCAGACGCACCCGGTGGGGAGCTTGCCGCTGAACTGTTGCAAAAAATGCAACAACCTTGCAACCACGGATAGCAACGTACATATTTTGCACGTTGTTCGCGCAAAACGCGCGTATTTAGCAAAAAGTCAGCGTAAATTTCAGCGATTCAGCGCAAATGCTAAATTTTTTACGCATTTTTTCGCGATTAAACGCGCTTGACGTATTACAATCAACAGTTGTATAATGCGGTTGTGAATGAGTTACAAGCCCAATAGCTGAGCTTTCTTGGCGTTGTACTCTGCCTCCGTAACAGCTCCCATATCCAGCAACCGCTTAAACTTCAAAAGCTCATCGGCGGCGCTTGTGGCAACCGGAGCGGGATCCTGCGGCTTCTCCTGGCTGGCTTTGCAGCTCTTGAGAAACGCAGTCATCCCGCCGGGGTAAACCATTGTCGGCAAGCTACTTTCGCCCAGTGGAAGCGCAAAGCGGATAGACACGCTCTCTTTACTGCGACCCTTGCGGGTCTCTGTTTTAGCGGTGGCGGCGCCCACGATCGCACCCACAGGCCCGGCAACGGCTGCACCGATCACGGCACGGCCAATACCGCCCTTTGTCTCTGTCACCGTCAGATCGTCAGGAGCATCAGATTCATACCCAGCGACTTCATCAAAGCTGTAGATCATGCGAGGGCCTTTATCGCCGCTGCGGTGTCCAATGCAAAACAGCCGGTTGGGTTTGTCAATCGACACAAAGAGTGCGTCACCATCATAGATGGAATCGGTTTCTTTGAACACCTTCCGACGCTGTTCCAGTGTAGCCCAGTAGTCCGCAAGGGCAGATGTCGGTTGCTTTGCTGCCCGGATGCCCAATTTTGAAAAGAAAAAGTTGCTGCAGCCGGCGCAGATCGGGCCGTCCGCGCTCTTCTCGCGGTTTAGCAGGCCCAGCTTGCCGCCGCAAATGGGGCAGATATTTGCCATGTTTATACCTCGCCTTTTGATTTTATAAAATTCTGCATTTTGTCGAAACGCAAAACCACGCAACCCATCATTGAATTTGTGATTCGTTCATCCGAAAAAGAATCTTTCCATTTTTGAATAGAGTTTGCTTTTCCCTTTTGAGTTTTCAAGGTCAGGAGTTTTTCCAGCTGCTTGATATAAGAATTTTCGACAACAACCTCAAAAAGGTCGGAGAGAGAAAACTTTATCATGTTGTAAAGCTCAGTAGGGCTAAAATCAAATTTGAACCCCATCCTCTCATACTTCTTGAGTTCATCGAGCGTATCAAGGATCAGATCATATCTTGAAAACAAAACTTCAATATCTGATGTTTGCTCGATCACCAAAAAAGAATCCAGAACCTTCCGTATTCTTTCTGGTATAGTTTCCTCCGGGAAATCCACAAATTCTTCCCCGGTGTCAGGATCGATTAAAACAACGGGCTCTGGTGATTTGCTCCACTTAGCGTTCGGGCGCACAAAACGCAACGGCTCTTGGGCTTCAGGATCGTCTTTTTTCTTGAAGACCGCATTGATAACCCGCGTGATATTTTTCCGAAATCCAACATTCCATATCACGGGAAACACCTCACACATAACAATTATATAAGGAGGACAAAGCAAAATGCAGGACACATCTTTCAGCCAGGACGAAATCAAAAGAATCATCGAAAAGCTTAAGAGTGACCCTGCATTTCGTCAGAAAGTCCTCGATATTCTAAACGGCTGATTCAGAGCAGCTCCCGGATCGCGTTCTTTTTCGCTTCCGAAGCGTTCAGAATCTTTTGCACAAGCTCAGCATCTTCAGGAGACAGCCCACTCAGGCTTACCGTCTCCGGGGTGCTGGGCTTTTCTTTTTGCTCTTCACCGGTCAACTCTTCGACCGTGACACCTAGCGCATTGGCTACTGGCGCTAGCATTTCATCTGGGAAGTCACGCCCACTTACTAGCATTTGCGAAATATAGCCACGGCTTTTTCCGACCTCTCTGCATACAAAAGAAACATTGATTCCTTTTTCGGTAGCGATTTTTTTAGCCCTCTCCACATTTCGCATAAAAAAGACCTCGCTATTTTGTAAAAATAGCCAAATGTTCACTAAATTGCAAATTGACTATTGCAAAATAGCCACTTGGCTAGTATAATACTAAGCACAGGGCAAGCAAAACCAAAGCCCCTGACAATATTATATCGGGCAGACGCTAGATTTTATTCACTTTGTACCTCGCAACTACATAGTAGCATATTTTCTAGTGATTTTCAAGCCCGGAAAGGAGAATTGCTAGTGAATGTTTCAAAAATCGACCAGTTTTGCAAGTTGCACGGATTGAGCCGCACCGATCTGGAGGCGGCGGCAGGCCTGAGCAATGGCGCAATCGGAAAGTGGGAGCGCTCGATTTACGGACCCAGTATCTCGCAGCTGCTCAAACTTGCAAAGTATTTCAAGGTCACACTGAACGAGATCGTGGTCTACGATGATGAGTAAGTGGGAAGAACGAACGCCAGAGGAGTGCGTTGAAAGCGTCGTTCTAGATTTGAATAGCTATTGGAGCATGATGCAAAAACACAGGTCTGAAGGCCTACAAGATGGATACCCGAGCGATATTGGGATGGATTTTTGCAAGAGGTATAGACACATAATCTTAACAATCGGTAGCTTGGGAGGAAAAACTACACGTTACAGTGACGGAAGCCATGAAGTATCGGTCTTCGGAATTACAGTGCATTCACTGAAAGGCGTTTTTTAAGGAGGTTCGCATGGCAAACATTCAGATTTTCAACAACCCCGAGTTCGGGGACATTCGCACGGTAGACCAGAACGGTGAACCCTGGTTCGTGGGCAAGGACGTGGCCGCAGCGCTGGGGTACAGCAACCCTCAGAAGGCGATTCGTGATCATGTTGATGAACAGGACAGAGGGGTGAACGAAATGGACACCCCCGGTGGCAAACAGCCGATTGCAACCATCAACGAATCCGGCGTGTACAGCCTGATTTTTGGCAGCAAGCTGGAAGGTGCGGTGCGGTTTAAGCGCTGGGTGACAAGCGAAGTATTACCCGCCCTGCGCAAGACCGGCAGCTACATGATGCCCAAGCTCAGCAAGGAGATGCAGGCGCTGTTTATGCTGGACAACCGCACCCAGCGGCAGGAAGAGCGGCTCACCGCGTTGGAGAACACCATGACGGTGGATTACAACCAGCAGCGTGTGCTGCGCAAGGCCATCAGCCGGGCCGTCATTGGGGCGCTGGGCGGCGAGGACACCCCGGCCTACATCGACAACCACGTGCGCAGCAAGGTGTACAGCGAGTGCAACCACGATGTGCAGGACTGGTTCAGGGTAAACAGCGTGGGCAACATCCCCCGCAAGCGCTTCGATGAAGCCGTGGAGTATATCCAGCGCTGGAAGCCCAGCACCAACACCGTGATGCTGATCCAGCAGACCAACGGCCAGACCAGTTTGTTTGCCGCAGCTGCTGCCCAGAGGAACACCACCACCTCCGGGAAGTTTGTTAAAGAGGTATAAGCATGAAAAAAGTTATTGTAGGCGTAGTGTCCGTATTGGCAAGCGCTTTGCTGATGGCAGGATGCAATAAGCAGGTTATTGACCTGACCTATGAATACAGCTGGGCACAGCTGAAAATGCCTGATGGAACGATTGTCGAGGGGAAATTGAACAGTTGGGACGATTACGAGGGCGACCAGCTGCAAGTGAAGATTGACGGCGTGACCTATCTGGTTCATTCGTCCAATGTTGTGCTGAGACATTGATAGAAAGGAGCAGGCCATGCAGAAGCCGAGCCTTACGATAGGCGAATGCGTCCAGATCCTTCGGGACAACAACATCTCAAAGACCGAAAAGGTCCTGGGAGCTCAGATTCAGGCGGGAGTTTTCCCGGAATGGTCAAAGCCATCCGTAGGAACAAAAGAGCCTTGCCCTGACATCTCCCGCGCCAGGTTTATGGCGTGGGTGAAGGACTTTTACGAACTCAAAAAGGTTTATACAAAGGAGGAACCAAGAGAATGAAACTCAAATCGTTTGTCGCCACCGGCACGGTAGGTCTGCTGGCTATTATCGGCGCGGTGCAGGCGGTGCGCTGGGCCTGCTCCTGGCTGGCCGTTGCGCTGACCTGCTGGGGCGGCTGGGGCATCGCCGAGGCTGCACATGCCGCGCCTTGGATTATTGTTGCATCCACTGCCGGGCTGGCGATGTCGTTTTATGGGATGTATGAGGACAACAAACGGTATAAGCGCAGCGGTTACAGCAAAATCGTCCGCAACCATGCCAGGAACCCGGAGTATCCGCAGGATGAGGAGAAGGGCGCATGAAGCTGGAAGAGTTGATTCGGCAGCAGGCCGAAGAGCACCTGAAAACAGCCACGCGGCTTGCAACGGAGTCCGCGCTCACGGGAGACATCTGGCTGCGGGTCATCTGCCGGGAAAAATCAGAGGTCTATAGCGCGGCAGCAGATGGGCTGCTCACAGCCCTCCACGATGCGGAGGACGTCGCACATGGCTGATTACATCCACTATGTCACATGGTACACCGTGTACAGCGCCAAGACTGGTGAGGTAGTGGCAGCGGGAACGTCCGCCATGTGCGCTGCTAAGCTAGGATACAAGACCGCCAACAGCTTTGTGTCTTCCGTTGGACGCCGACGCCATGAAAAAAAGCATCCGCACAAGTACATTTTTGAGCAGGAGCGCATTGATCGTGCGGAGGTCGACTGTCTCCCTCCGCTTCGCCGTTACTGCAAAAAGACGAAAAGGGAACAGGAATATGAACGGTAGATATATGCGAGCCGCAGAGATTCGCTGGAATAAGCGACAGCCGGAACGGCTGCGGCACATCCATCGGGATGAAACTCAAAAACAGCAGGCTTCATTCTGCTGCCATGCTTACCATAAAGGGGATCCAGGCAGAAGTGATAAACTGGTTTTTGCCGGTTTTGACCCCGTGTTATCAAGTGTGCAGGCTCAGCATTGGGCGGACGAAAACTGGCCGCTTTATGACCATGTCGACGTCTTGGATTCTTCGGGCCGCAAGATTTACGGGAGGTAATACACATGAGTCAGACGTTAGCCCGCAGAGCGCGAATCAAAGACCTGTCCAACAAGGCCGAGGGCATTTTTCAGTACGTCGGGAACGACAATGTGCTGTTCCGACTCATCAGCACCGGCAACAAGCTCACCAGCGACGTCAACTATGCTGTGGCTCTGTTCACCGGCTTCGCCCGCAGCCATCAGCTGGGCAGTCAGGAGACCCGCCGCACAATCGACTCGATTTATCGCCGGGTCGGTGAGCTCATGTGCCTCATTGACATCGTCCACGCCGCCGCCGGCGAAGAAATCATGCCTGAGCCGTATGAATCCATAGATTTTTGTTACATGACCGAGTACCGCACCATGCTACGGGAAGCTGTCATTCGTGGGATGCCGGACAACTACAAAGGCCCAGCGCAGAACCCCTACACTGTCAGCCTTGTGCAGCCGGGCGTTGGCTACGGCGATGGTTACACACCGGACGAGTACGATGACGATTTCTTTGCCCGTTTCACTCGCCAGGAAGAACCCAGGGACCGGAAGCTTGTTTTCCGTTGCACCAAATCCGAGCTTGACGCCATCAAGCGTTATGCAAATATCATCGATATTAAATTTACCGAGGAGGAAATTCACCATGCCTGAAAAAATGAACCAGTCTCCTGCTGAAATGCTCAACCAGAATGCGGCTGTCGCCCAGAACGCCGAGGTGCCTGCACCTGTTGCGCCCACTGCACCCACTCAGCCTCCGCAACGTCAGAGCTACGCCGAGAAGGTTCAGGGCCTGACCATTGACGAGCGCAACTGGATGCTTGCAAAGTCCAAAGCCGCCGCGATGGCACAGCTGCCCGAAGGTTTTCTGCCTCAGACCTACACTGGCAATCCCGGCGCGTGTGCCATCGCCTGCGAGATGGCCCTGCGCATGGGTGTCTCGCACCTTTTCGTCATGCAGAACCTTTACGTCGTCCATGGTATGCCCACATGGAGCGGCAAGAGTTGCAAGGCCCTCATCGACAACAGCGGCCAGTTTGCAGGCCGCACCCGCTACCGCATGGAGGGCGAAGAAGGCACCGACAACTGGGGCTGCCGCCTGATCGGCGTGGACAAGCTCACCGGCGAAAAGGTCGAAGGTCCGAAAGTCACGGTCAAGATGGCAAAGGATGCCGGGTGGTGGAACAAGAATGGCAGCTACTGGCCCAAAATGACCGAAATGATGCTCAAGTACCGCGCCGCCGCTTACTTTGCCCGCGCCGAGTGTCCGGAGGTCCTGATGGGCGCCAACATCGACTACGAGGTAGGCGCTGGCGACGCCGAGGAAGAGGGTGCGGCCCATGCTTAATGTTGTTGCGCTGATGGGCCGTCTGGTCTACGAGCCGGAATTGAAGACCACCCCGAGCGGCATCAATGTGTGCAGTTTCCGCATTGCCTGTGACCGCAGCTTTGCCCGGCAGGGCGAAGAGCGCAAGTCCGATTTTATCGACGTCACCGCGTGGCGGCAGACCGCCGAGTTCGTCTGTAAGTATTTCCAGAAGGGCAGCATGATCGCCATCGAAGGCAGCTTGCAGACCCGTCAGTACCAGGACAAGAATGGTAACAACCGCACAGCCACCGAGGTTCTTGCGTCGCAGGTGAGCTTTTGCGGCGGAAAGGCCGCAGAGAAGCCTGCTGTGCGCGATTTCGACCGGCAGACGGAAAATCATGTGCGCGAAGCAAACACCGCTCACAACGCCCCGCAGAAGTCTCAGAACGTACCGGAGTATTCGCAGGGCAGCGCAGACGACTTCTCGGTCATCGACGACAGCGAAGACCTCCCGTTCTAAGCCGAGAGCTGTGCTATCTGGCTATACGGGCGCGCAAAGGAGGTGATTGAGTGGCACAGGACGATAAAAAGTCATTTGTGGCGTATCTGAGCTGGTTCGACGCGCTGGAAGAATACTCCGACGCAGAGGTTGGGCAGTTGATGCGAGCTCTTGCACGGTATGCCAAAACCGGAGAAAAACCCGAATTTTCAGACCGTGGGATGCGTGTCAACTGGAAATTTATGTGCAGCGACGTAAAACGGGCGTCTGAAAAATGGGATGAAACCCGCAAGAAACGCAGCAACGCCGGAAAACGCGGCATGGCAAAGCGCTGGGGAAAGTCTGAAGACATAACAAAAATAACAAACGATAACAATGCTAATGACGACATAACAAAAATAACTGTAGATGTAGATGTAAATGGAGATGTAGATGTAGATGGGGATGTAGATGTTGTAAAGCGCGATAACACCGCCGCCGTTGATATGGAGTTATCAAAAATCGTCCAGCATTACCAACGTGCTATCGGCGACTTCCCGCGTTCGGCGCTGGAAAAACTGCAAAAATGGCGGCAGGAGTACAGCACGGAGATGATTTTGCTGGCGATCGACAAGGCTGCAGAGGCCGGGAAGCGCTCGTGGAACTACATCAACGGCATCCTGTCTGGCTGGCAGCGGGACGGGATACGCACCCCGGGGGACGTGGCAGCGAATGAGCAGCGCAGACAAGAGCAGCCTCGCGGGAAACAAGCCACAGAAAGCACCGCAGAAGCATACGCAAATATTTTCAAGGGGGTGAAACCGTGACAGTGGAGATGATGACAAAGCTCCTTGCGGACGCTGAGGCCTATTTTGGACGGCCTCAGCCCGCAGAGAACCGCGCAAGCATCGCGGAGATCTGGGCGAACTCATCGCTCAAGGATGTGCCGGATGAGATGGCCTATAAGACATTCCACGAGGTGATTTCGGAGTGCAGCTGGCAGAGCCAGCTTCTCCCGGCGTGGAAAAAGGCCATCGAAAAGGCCCAGGGTGAGCAGATGCTGGCGAAGCACTGCCTTGCTGCCCGCACCCGGATGCTCAAGTCCAGGAAAGAAAGAAAGCTTCTTGGGCAGGCAAACCAGAACGGAGGACGAAATGCCTAGATACAAAGTCATCGTAGAGTGCAGCGGCCCGCACGGGAACGCGGCGCTTACATACCGCATCAACGCCGCGAGTCAGTTTGCGGCAGAGTTCCGGGCCTGCCAGCTGGCGGGTGACCATTACCCCGAGTATCGGGACATCAAACCGGTGAGAACGGAGGTGCTGAAAAATGGCTAAAATCATAGACCATCTTTCGCAGGGCGAAATTCTCGCCCAGATGGCAGAAGAGCTGGCAGAGGCCGCACAGGCGGCGCTCAAGCTGCGCCGGGCGCTGGATGACTCAAACCCGACTCCCAAGACTATCCCCGAATGCTGGGAGTCGCTGGAAGAAGAAATCGGCGATGTCATGAACTGCATTGACGCACTTTTGCTGGAAGACGATCTGAACTACCACTCATTTATGAGCAAGTGCGGCGAAAAGGCAGAGCCCAAAATGAGCCGTTGGAAGCAGCGGTTGGAAGCGAGGTACGCGAAAAATGAAGATGACACCGTGTAAAGACTGCCCTGCACGGCACCCGGTATGCCACGACACATGCCCCAAGTACGCCGAGTTCAAGCGCCAGCATATCGCAGAGCTTGCTTACACAAAGCAGATGACCGACCGGGGCGTTGTATACCGCTACGACCACGAGGACCGTCACCGGGAGCGGGGCCGTAAGAAGTATATGGGAGCGAACGGAGGAGCGGACAGATGAATAAATTTGGAAACTGCACCCTGTGCGGCAAACAGGTCGAAAAGGACTTACGGGAGATGTGGACATGAGCAACGAAAAAGAGCTGGTGCTGATCTACATTTACCTGGGCAACGGCATCCAACACGACCTCTGCCTGTGGTTCGTGGCGAGCAGTTACGATCTCGAAATTATTCGGGAGGAAGAGAGGAAACAGTGAGAATACATTCACTCGTCCATCGTGACGACGCAAAAAATGAGAGCGGCTTCGCAATGGTCATACTGACCGGCGAGGAGATAATCTCTCTGAACAACCTTCTGTATGGGGCAACAAAGTCAATGACGGGTAAAAGAACGCTGCTTGAATTGGCGAAGGAGGTAAAACTCCTGAATGCGATCGTTCAGCACGGCGGGCTTGATTCGTTCGACATCGAAACCCTTGCGGAAGTCGATGCGCGGTCCCGCGGCGAAAAGCGTGAAGGCTGCATGAAGGGAGCCGAAACGGAGGAGCGGACAGATGAAAGTGCTTATCGCCTGTGAGGAATCGCAGGAAGTATGCAAGGCTTTCCGGGCAAAAGGACACGAAGCCTACTCCTGCGATATTCAGGAGCCATCCGGCGGGCATCCTGAGTGGCATATTCTTGGAGATGCGCTCAAGGCTCTGGAGGGGGGGCAAGTCGTGACAATGGACGGCGTAACGCATGACGTTGGCAAGTGGGACTTGCTCATTGCACACCCTCCCTGCACATACCTGAGCAACGCCGGCGCTTCTAGGCTTTACAAGATCATTGATGGAAAAAGTTACGTCGCTCTTGAACGTCTGAGCAAAGGCATGGAAGCAAAAGACTTTTTCCTCCGATTCTTGCAAAGCGGAATTTCGAAGATTGCTGTTGAAAACCCCGTGCCATCTGGCGTTTACCGCCTTCCGAGGTACACACAAATCATCCAGCCGTGGCAGTTCGGGCATCCCTTCCACAAAAAGACTTGCTTATGGTTAAAAGGTCTCCCTCCACTAGAGCCTACAGAAATTGTCATGCCAACAATGTATTGGGTGCAAGGGCAAGGTCCGCGAGGGAAAGGCCGCCCGGGAGGCCACAGATCGCAAAAAGAGCGAAGCAAGACCTTTCCCGGAATTGCAAAAGCAATGGCCGAGCAATGGGGGTAAGCAGATGAAACCGAAAACGAAATCCGAGCTGATGGCCGAATGGGCCGGCCGGCCCGACCAGCTCAAAAGAGAGCGGGAGGTAAAGGCCATCCGCAAGGCGATGGACGATGCCCGCGCCGTGATGCAAGACGGTCTGACCCGGTACGTCAAGAAAAAGACCAAAGCCCGCAGCATGGCAAAGGCTGAAGCTGACCCCTTTGCTGAGCTGGAAGGCTGGGAAAGCATGGAGCAGATCCAGGATGCCTACGGCTATGGCGAAATCACTGCCGACAGGCGGGACAAGATCACCGACCTGTGGGAAGCCCGGGAAGCTGCCAGAAACAGCCGCAAGGGCGCGGACAAGTACCACGACCTTGTGACGGAGATGCTGGAAACGGCCATCCGCCGGGTTGGCAATGAGTACGCAGATATGCTGTTTGAGTATGACCAGCAGCGCAGAGAAGCTGAAAAGCAGTGCGAGCAGCTGGCAATGGAAGGGATGATGAAAAAATGAAAGCTATCTTGCTGAGCATCCGGCCTGAATGGTGCGACCTCATCATTCGTGGGAAAAAGACCATTGAGGCGCGCAGGACCCGCCCGAAGCTGGAGACTCCATTTAAGTGCTATGTCTATTGCACGAAAAGCAAATCCAAAACAGGCTGGCTCCTAATTGCCCCGGGCAAAGGATGGAAGCGGTTGGATGGCAATATCATTGGCGAGTTTACATGCGATAAAATCGAACGAGCGTTGATTCCGTATCCAGCGCATCGGGACGAGTTTAATGAACGATTTGCCAAAGATTCGTGCGTATCCTACGATGAGCTGCATCGCTACGCATCACAAAATGCACTCTACGTTGACCTGTTTTTCTGGCATATTTCAAACTTCAAACTCTACGAAGAGTCAGTAAGGCTTAAAGATTTCTGGGCGATACAGCCCTGTACGCATCGCGGAGACTGTTGCACCTGCCGCAGATGGGACGCAGAAAAGCTGATTTGCCGGAGAGAAGCGTTCGGAATCGAACGTCCGCCGCAAAGCTGGTACTATGTGGAGGACGGCAGATGAAACTGACCCTCTACGGCGACCCGCGCACCAAGAAAAACTCTGCCCGCATCCTCAAAAGCCGCTCAGGTGGGCGCTTTGTGGCCCCCAGCAAGGCATACGTGGACTATGAGACGGACTGCCTGCGGAAAATCAAAAGGCCACGCAGCCCCATCTCTGCCCGTGTGAACGTGCGGTGCGTCTACTACATGAAGACCGCCCGCCGAGTCGATCTGGCAAACCTCATCGAGGCAACCACAGACATCCTGGTAAAAGCCCGCGTGCTGGAGGACGACAACAGCAAGATCGTCGCCGCCCACGACGGCAGCCGGGTGGAGCTTGACCGGAAAAACCCGAGGGCGGAAATCGAGATTGAAGAAATGGAGGACGATACATGATGTTTGTGTTAAACAAATGCTATAACATGGACTGCATGGAAGCAATGAAAGAGTTCCGGGACGATTTCTTTGATCTTGCTGTGGTAGACCCGCCGTATTTTTCGGGGCCTGAACGCAGAGGATTCTACGGGTCAAAAATCAGCAAGATTGGAGTACATCGTGACTATCCGGTTTCGCCGGAATGGACGAAGCCGGGAAAGGAATACTTCGACGAGCTGCGCCGGGTAAGCCGACACTACATTGTATGGGGCTGCAACTACTTCGATTATAGTTTTGCATCCGGTCGGATCGTGTGGGACAAGTGCAATGGAAAATCGAGTTTCTCAGACTGTGAGATCGCGGCGACGGATTTGTTCTCTAGTGTTCGGCTGTTTCGGTATATGTGGTCTGGAATGATGCAAGGTAAGAGCATCACAGAAGGACATATCATGCAGGGCAATAAAAGCCTGAACGAGAAAAGAATCCATCCAACACAGAAACCAGTTGCGCTGTATGATTGGATCTTCAAAAACTACGCAAAGCCTGGACAAAAGGTGCTAGATACTCACCTTGGCAGCGGAAGTAGCAGAATTGCCGCTTATGAAGCCGGAATTGACTTTATCGGGTTTGAAATTGACAGTTCCTATTTTCACATGGAAGAAGAGAGGTTTGCGGAGCGCACAAGTCAAATGAGCCTACTACACATTGAGGAGGGAAAGTGATGATCCGTACATGGACACCTGAGAGCGAGACGCCGACACCACCGGGCGGCGTGGATTACCGCACCGTCAAGGCGTGGTTTCAGCAGTGCCGGGACCTTGCGGCGGCTATCGAAGTCCAAAAGCAAAAAATACAACGCATCCGGGACGCGGCAGAAAAATGCACCCAGAGCCTGAGCGGGATGCCTGCAGGTGGTGGCAATGGGGACAAGGTGGGCTTTGCTGTAGAGCAGCTGGACACCGAGCGCCGACAACTTCAAAGGATGGAGACGGACCTGTGCAATCTGCGTGTCGAGGCCACCCGGCGGGCATACTGCCTGATAGCCGAGCCGGAATGTGCCGAATCGATTTGCGAGCACTATGTCATAGGAAAATCTCACAAGGAAATTGCAAAAGAAGTCGGCGTGTGCGGGGCAGATGTGGTCTACCGGCGAATCAAACGCGGATGTATGGCCCTGGCCGAGATATGGGACGAGTTTTCTGACGTGCAAAGTGTACAACATGCACAAGAAAACACAGCGTGATTTTGGGAGGGGTCAGCTCTTTTCAAGTCTGTAGGCTTAGATGTAAAATTCTAATAAGCGGTTCAGCGCTAAGCGGTAGCCGCTTGCCACGCAGCCTCCGAAACGGTTCCTTCCTTGTGACAGGTTTTCATGCTTTCCTGTTCTCCTTCACCGTTTTGCGGGCTGCTTCTATGCGATACACTGACGCAAAGGCAGCTTGTCGCTCACGAGAGACAAGAGGCGGTTCGATTCCGCCGTATCGCACCGTATGGCGCATGGACTCATCCCACACAAAGCTGCACGCTTAACCTCCCGTGCCACGAGAGAAAGCTTTGAATCCCTGAGGGTGTGGGTAGACTTCCCGACGGGATGTGCGTCAAACAACAGCCCTGGTTCTCCGCCAGGGCTGTTTTATATGGCCGCCTGAGCGCAGTACGGAGCGCGTGTCAGCTGAGATATTGCTGGCTGGTTCGAGTCCAAGGGCGGTGTTTTATACTCCGGTAGCTCAAGTGGTAGAGCGGCGGTTTCCAAAACCGCATGTTGCAGGTTCGAGTCCTGCCGGGAGTGCTTGCATGATCTGACGAGAGCGGGGAGTGCAATAGCGGGGCATCCGGCCGCGAAAGTTCCGGGCGCAGAGGCTTTGCACCCGACAAGCAAGGCCTCTTATTTTGATATTCTGACCGTTCGGATTTTCCGGGCGGTTTTTCTTTTGCATGAGTTTAGAGAGGTGGTGGCGGTGGGCGCACGGCGGCTGACAGATAAGCAAAAAAAGAAGATCGTTGCGGACTATGTGCAGCTCCAAAGCTACCGTGCAGCCGCAAAGCTGAATGATGTTTCAGACGCGACCGTTAAGAAAGTTGTGAAGGAGGACCCGGAGAGTGCGCGCTTGTGTGCACAAAAAAAGCGGGAAAACTCGAAGGACATGCTTTCTTACATGGAGAGCAAGCAAGGAGAAGCACAAGAGCTTCTCGGGCTGTACTTGAAAGCGATGGCTGACCCGGACAAGATCGCGGAAGCAACACTGCCGCAGCTTTCCACGGCCTTTGGCACAATCGTGGACAAGTTTGCCATGCTGGGAGATCAAAGCAGCATAGAAGTCCCGGACGATGGGCTTGTGGAGGCACTGAGCGCCGCCGCTGACCTCAGCCCGCCGGATGACGTGGAGATGCTGCCAGAGGAAGAGGACGACAATGCGGAAAAGTAACGGCTTTCGCTGGAAAGCCCTCAGCCAGCGGCAAAAGCAGGTCCTGAGCTGGTGGACACCGCAGAGCGCATACAGCGGCTACAACGGCATCATTGCAGATGGCGCTATTCGCTCGGGCAAGACCTTTGCCATGAGCTTTTCGTTCGTACAGTGGGCCATGACCTGCTACAGCGGCCAGCAGTTTGCCATGTGCGGCAAGACCATTGCCAGCTTCCGGCGCAATGTGCTGGGAACGCTCAAGCAGCAGCTTTCAGCCCGTGGCTACAACGTCAAGGAGCGCCGGGCAGAAAACTGCATGACCATCAGCAAGGGCGGCAGAACCAACGAGTTTTACTTTTTTGGCGGCAAGGACGAGAGCAGCCAAGACCTGATCCAGGGCATCACGCTGGCCGGGGCATTCTTCGACGAGGTGGCCCTGATGCCGCAGAGCTTTGTCAATCAGGCCACGGCCCGCTGCTCCGTCACCGGATCAAAATTCTGGTTCAACTGCAACCCGGGCAGTCCGCAGCATTGGTTTTATCTGGAATGGGTGCGCAAGTGCCGTTCCCGCAAGATGATGTATCTCCATTTCACGATGGACGACAACCTGTCGCTTTCTGAGGACATCAAGGCCAGATACCGCAGCCAGTACAGCGGAGTTTTCTACCAGCGCTACATTCTGGGCCTGTGGACGGTGGCAGAGGGCCTTGTATATGACATGTTCGACCCGAAAAAACACGTCATTGACGTGCTGCCGGAGCTGTCTCCGAAAAGCGCCTATGTGGCGTGTGACTTCGGCACCCAGAACGCAACGGTGTTCCTGCTGCTCCAAAAACAGGCCGATGCAGACTGCTGGATCGTCACCCGGGAGTATTACTACAGCGGGCGAGAGCAGAAGCGGCAAAAGACCGTGGGCGAGTACGTTACAGACCTGAAAGCGTGGCTGAACGGGCTCAAGCCGGAAAGGGTCATCGTAGACCCCTCGGCCCTGCCCCTGATCACAGAACTGCGCAAGAACGGCTTTACCCAGACCCCCGCAAATAACGACGTCCTGAGCGGCATTCTGGACGTGCAGACCATGCTGCAGACCGGACGGCTGAAGATCTACAAAGACTGCAAGCACACGCTGGAAGAGTTCGGCGTGTACGCTTGGGACCCGGACAAAGACGACACCGTGCTGAAGGTAAATGACCACTGCATGGACGCTATCCGCTATTTCGTGCGCACAAAGCGCCTTGTGAAACTGAGGGATTGATTTTGAGCACTGTATACACATTCCAGACCTTCCAGCAGGCGCAAGCCGCCGGGGAACAGCCTGATTTCATCCGGCGGTTCGTGCAGCAGCACTGCAGTTCCGGACCTTACAGAATGGCGCTGGACGCTGATCTGTACGACGCCCAGAAAAACCCGGGGGCTGAACGCTTCGCGCAGGCTTACGCTTTGATGCTGAAACGCCTGTCCAAAAACACAAAGCAGGATGTCCTGCGCCCCGATATGGTCAAGAGTAATCTTTTCCGGCGGCTCAACAAGCAGCGGGCGACCTACTCCCTCGGCAACGGCGTGGTCTTTGCGGACGATGGCGTGGACAAGGGCAAGCTTGGGCAGAACTTTGACGAGCAGATCCAGAAAGCCGGATATTTCGCCCTGATCCACGGTGAGAGCTTCGGATTCTGGAACAACGACCATCTGGTGATTTTCAAGCTGACCGAGTTCGCGCCCCTGTACGATGAAAAAACAGGCCTTTTGCAGGCGGGTGTGCGCTTTTGGCGGTTGAACCCGGACACGGATATGCACTATATCCTGTACGAGCTGGACGGCTTTACCGAGTATACGGAAAGCAAAATCGGCAATGTGATGCAGGAGACAACGCCGAAGCAGGCATACAAGAGCGTGACCGTCACCACACCCGGCGGCGGGCTGGAAAGCGTGGAGGGCGAAAACTACAGCGCTCTTCCCATTGTGCCGCTGTGGGGCTCCGACCTGCACCAGAGCACCCTTGTGGGGCTGAAAGCTTACATTGACAACACCGATCTGGTGATGTCCGGTTTCTGCAATGACTTGCAAGACTTTTCGCAGATCTACTGGCTGTGCGAGAACTTCAACGGCATGACCGATGACGAACTGCAGGAGTTCCTTGTCAAGCTGAATCTGTACCACATTGCAGGCGCAGACACCAGCGAGGGCGGCAAGATCACCCCCTACACCAACGAGATCCCCGTGACGGCCCGGCAGGCTCTGTTGGAGCTGCTCCACACCAGGGTGTATGAGGACTTTGGCGGGCTGGACGTGCATTGCGTCAGCGCGGATAGCACCAACGACCATCTGGATGCGGCCTATGAACCGCTGAACCAGAACGCGGACGACTTTGAGGCTCAGGTCAAGCCGTTCATCCGGCAGATCTGCGCACTGGCTGGCTTTGACAACGCTATGCCGACATTCAACCGCAGCAAGATCACCAACACAGCCGAACAGGTCGCAACGGTGATCTCCGAGGCACCGATCATCGGGCATGACATGGCCATTGACCTGCTGCCCAACCTGACCCCGGAACAGAAGGAGCAGGCTAAGGCGGCGCTGATGGCAGAGAGCGCGGCGAGAGAAACAACGGAGGAGGACAATAATGATGAGTAAGAATGAAGACTACCCGCTTGTTCAGGCTTTTATTAACGCACTGAACGCAAAATCTCAGGACGAAATTGAAAAACAGGCCGAAATTATGCATGACCTAGTGTTTCGAGACCGCTATAGCGGAAGAGACGACCATGAAACAAACCGACCGTGACCACATCTCTACCCGCCAGCTGAACCGCCTGCGCTGCCGCATTTTGCGGGTGTACGGCACTGCCCGCCGGGAGATGCAAAAGCAGCTCATCGATTTTCTGGAAAAGTACCGAGCTTTGGACGAGCGCAAGCGGGCGCAGCTGGACGCAGGCGAGATTACTGAGGACGACTACCGCATCTGGCTGCAAAATCAGGTCTTTCAGTCCGATTTGATGCACGCCAAGCTGGACGGCATCACACAGACCTGCACCACAGCCCAGCAGACGGCCTACAAGCTGGCCCGGGACGAGCAATACAACATCTTTTCCTTTGGTGCAAACTGGGCCTTCTACGAGCTGGAACAGGCCGCAGGCGTGACGTTTGGACTGACCCTGTACAACACCGAGGCAGTCAAGCTGCTGCTCAAAGAAAACCCCAAGCTGGTTCCAAACAAGCGCATCAAGAGCGAGAGCAACCGCACCTATGACGCCCGGGTGTTCAACCGCTATGTCATGCAGGGCATCATGCAGGGCAAGAGCGTCCACGACATCGCCGTGCAGGCCGTCAACGGCATGGCAGACACAGAGATCCACTGGGCCATGAACAACGCCATCACAGCCATTACCAGCGCCCAGAACGCCGGGGCATTGCAGCAGATGCGCAACGCCCAGGCTTTGGGCATCGAGGTCAAAAAGCGCTGGAACTCCACCCACGACTACCGCACCCGTGAGATGCACCGCCTGCTTGACCAGCAGACAGCAGAGCTTGACGAGCCGTTCAAGGTCATGGGATACGAGATTCAGCGCCCCGGCGACCCCAACGCAGCGCCGGAGATGGTTTACCACTGCCGCTGTGTGCTGTCCTCTGCGCTGGGAAAGTACCCCCGGCAGAACGCCATGCAGCGGGACAACGTAACAAAAGAGGTCACGCCTGTCATGGATTACACCGAGTGGTATAAATCCAAGGGCGGCACCGAGGCCGAGCAGATGTGGTGGGCGGAAGAACGCAAGAGAAAAAAGGAGGCTGCAAAGCATGGATGAGAAGAAGCCTTGCAAATTTTGCGAGAGGCTTGAGTGGTGGAAGGAAAATTCCCCCAAAGGGGAGAACGGCCTTTACACCACGTTTCAAGTCAGTCTTATCACAAAAACGCACAGGAAAGGCGCAGGCGTGTGCGGTACGGTAACGCATCGTGCCGGACAGCTGAATTTCTGCCCTGAGTGCGGTCGTATCTTAAAGAAAAAGCGAGAACCGAGGAATGAACCGTGATTCTGCCGATGGAAAACACCGAGAGAATGATATTTCCGGGCGTTGGCAAGTATGGCATCCCTGAAATCAGGCCGGAAACGGACATCCGCATTGACAAGCTGGAATGGATCCCGGTCAATTATGCGCTGACGGCCAAAGACAAGGCCACAAAAGGCGTGCATTTTTACAAGGACGATTACCAGTTTGAACGGTTTTGGAACAACCCAGACAAATACATTCCCCTTTTGCAGCAGTTCGGTGCGGTATGTTCGCCGGATTTTTCGCTTTACAGCGATATGCCGCTTGCGGTGCAGCTTTTCATGCACTACAAAAAGCACTGGCTGGCGGCATACTGGCAGGCGCACGGCATCCACGTCATTCCAACGCTCTGCTGGTGCGGCGAGCAAAGTTATGACTGGTGCTTTGATGGTGAGCCGAGAAACGCCATTGTGAGCATTTCCAGCCACGGAACACAATCTGACCCATACGAAGCGGAATGCTTTGCCAAGCACTGCCGCAATGCACTTGAGGTTCTGCAACCAAGCAGCATTTTGTGGTACGGCAAGTGTCCGGCAGAATTTGACTGGAACGTCACAAAAATCAAGCCGTTTCAATACGAAAGGAGGCATTACCGTGAGTAAACGAGGTTCGGGCAGTTCCGCGAGAGCAGGCAACGGAGGAATAGCTGCTTTTAACGCGGCGTCGCTGCCGATTAAGGGCAGCGAAAAACAGGTTGCTTGGGCGCAAGATATTATTCAGAGCTCTTTTGATACGATTGATGCAAATATCAAGCGCATGGAAGAGCAGAACAAAAAAGAGATTGCAGGTTTCAAGCAAAGGCATCCGAGCAGCAAAATGACGGCTGAGCTCAAAAGCAGAATTACTGCGGACAATGACGCTTGGATTGCGGCTGCAAAAGAATACCGGAGCGCCAGCGCTCAAAACTTTTCCAAAATGAACGAAATCCCGGCAAAACAGGTCATTGACAGCAGATATAACTTCTCCGGCGAGGTGATTTTAAGAAGCATCAATTACAACGCAGAACAAAAAAAGCGTAAGAAATAACCATGAAATTTAACTACGACATAAAATTCACAGACAACACCCCGCAACTGCATGAGGCGTTGGACTCGTGGGCGGAGCGGGTGCTGACCCTATGGGGCATGAAAGTGCAGGACTACGCCCAGCTGCTTGTACCCACCGGCACGGCAGACAGCACCGGCATTGAGGGCTATGTAGGCGGTGCGCTCAAGCAAAGCCTGACCTACGCCGTAGACCTTGCCAAAAAGACCGTGACCATCGGGTCAAACCTGTTTTACAGCGTCTATGTGGAGCTGGGAACGGGCATCTTTGCCGAGAAGGGCAACGGACGAAAAACGCCGTGGGTCTGGAAGGACTTCAACGGCAAGTGGCACTTTACCCGTGGTATGAGAGCAGCCAACAAGGGCAAAGGATTCCTGCGCCCGGCGGTGGAAGAACACATTGACGAGCTGCGAGAGATCGCGGTGGAAGAAGGAAACGTGGAGGTATAAGCATGAGCAGAATTGAAGAACTGACAGAAGAGCGAGAAAAGCTGCGTCTTGAACAGCTCAAGCATCAAAAAGGCATTGAGGAATGCGAGCGGCGGCAGCTTGAGATTTCCAATCAAATTCGAGAGCTGAAGGTCGAAAACGATAGGGATGCAAATAAACGGCTTTGCTTTGAAATCGACGAAGCAAGAGCCAGACTCCAAAAAATTTGCGATAGAGTTCTGGGAGAGGGCAGCGCACTGGTTGGCGTGTCCCTTACTATGAAAACGAGCAATGTTGGATTTCAGAGATACGACTTCGACTAAAAACTAAACACTCAGCGGTTGGCGCACAGCGTCAGCCGCTTTTTTATGCCGCTTTAGCTCAGGTTGGCAGAGCACCGGATTTGTAATCCGGGGGCCGTGGGTTCAAGCCCCACAGGCGGCACCACACCGGCAGCACGTCCGGCAACCGCCTACAAAAAGTAGGCAATTCACAAATCCGATGGCGAGCACGCCAGCCCGAGCAAGGGCAGAAAGGACTATCACATGGCACTCAAAAGAGCTGACATCCGCACGATTCTGGAGAACACCGAAACCTCCAACGATGACAAGGCGAAGGCCATTCTGGACGCCCTGCACAAGGAGACGGACGAACTCAAAGACCAGCTGGATGCAGAAAAAACAGCCCGCACACAGGCCGAAAAGGACCGGGATGCAGCCAATGGCGGCAAGCAGGCCGCTGAAAAGGCGCTGACCGACTACAAGGCCCAGCAGACCCAGAAGGACACCCGGGCCACGAAAGCAGCGGCCTACAAGCAGCTGCTGAAGGACAATGGCGTGCTGGAAAAGCACTTTGACCGCGTTGTAAAAATGACCGGCGCGGACATCGACGCTTTGGAGCTGGACGAGAACGGCAAGGTCAAGGACGCAAAGAAGTTTATGGACAGCCAGAAAGACGTATGGGGCGACTTTGTGGCCACGACCACGACCACCGGCGCAAAGGTGGACACCCCGCCCACCAACAACAGCGGAGTTTCCAAAGAGGACTTCGAGAAAATGAGCCTTGATGCCCGTATCAAGCTCAAAAACGAAAATCCTGAGCTGTATCAGCAGCTGAGGAAAAAGTAAGAAAGTGAGGACATTTTATGGCAGATACTTTTGGCGGTTTCCCGTTTGACGTTGAGGTGTTCGGCGATTACATGGCCGAACAGAACACCATCAACACCAACATCATCGCATCTGGCGTCATCCGTGAGGACGCTTCTATCATGAGCCTGATCGGCGAAAAGGGCAACGTGGCGACTATCCCGTTCTACACCGAGCTGGACGCAAACGCTTCCCCTGCACTGAACAACGACGGCAACACCAATAACGAGCCCACCGACATTTCCGGCAGCAAGCAGACCTGTATGCTGATCCAGCGCATGAAGGCATGGAAAGCACAGGACTTTACCCGCGAACTGACCGGCGCAAAGCCCATGGAGCACATTGCGCAGCAGGTGACCCACTTCTACCAGCAGGTATGGCAGAAGGAACTCATGACCGAGGTTGACGCAATTCTGCAGAATACCGATATGAGCTCCCATATCTACGACATCACCAAAAACGACAATAGCAAGGTGGATGCAGAGACCATTCTGTATGCACAGCAGGCCGCGTTTGGCGATACCGCATCTTCTGGCGGCCTGATTGTGCTGCACAGCATGATTCTGGCAAAGTATAAGGCCCTGCAGTTGGTCGATTACGACAAGTACACTTTCAACGACGCACTGCGCACCGAGGTCACTCTGCCCCGCATTGGCGGCATGACGGTTCTTGTCAATGACGCAGCAACTAAGGCCTCCGTGACGTTGTCGAGCGGCGCAACCACTGCTTACAACACCTATTTCCTGGGCGTCGGTTCCTTCGTCGGTTGCCGCAAGACCAACTACGAGAACCCCTACTACACCGATTACGACCCCGAAGAGAAGGCCGGTATTCAAAAGCTGTATACCAAGGAGGGCCGCGTGATCCACCCCAATGGCTTCAGCTTCAAGGCAGACAACGTGACCGGCGCTTCGCCTGCGACCACCGATCTTGCCAAGAAGGCAAACTGGGAGCGCAAGTTCAAGCCCGAAAACATCAAGATCGGTAAGATGGTCTCTCTGGGCTAAGACAGGAGGTGACACCGCATGACCGTCCCTGAGCTGTGCGCACTGACGCACAATTTCTTTGACCGGGCGGACGACCCCATTGCTGGGGAGTTCGCCTTTGAGCCGGATACCGTGCCCGCCGGGGTAGTGCCGGGGCAGTATTTTCTCGTGTGCGGCTCCATCTTCAACGATGGCGTACACAAGGCAGGGAACGGTGATTTGGTGGCGGAGACCTTTAACGGCACGGTGCAGCCTATGCGTGTACCGCCCGCCTTTGTGACGCTGACTGAAAAAATCGACGCATACGACAAGGCGCTCCCGTCCGGCGGCGTGTATGTGTCCCAGTCCTTTGCCGGGTGGTCCGGCACGATAGCTACAGGCGCGGACGGTCTTCCCGCAGACGGCAAGACTAAATTCCGCGCCGAAATCAACCAATGGAGGAAGATGTGACATGGTCAATCCGTTCACTGCATCCACCGTGATGCAGAGCTTTACCAAAAAATTCTGCTTCCAGACCCGCAGCTATGAGCCGGATGGCGTCGGCGGCTTTGTGTCCGGCTGGACGGACGGCCCGGAATTTGAGGCCGTAGAGCGCCACGACACCACCGTGGAGGCTCAGGTTGCAGAGCAGGCGGCTACAGCGTCCACCTATACGCTGCTGGTCAACACCGGTGTGCCTCTGGCTTTCCCGGACTACATCAAGCGGGTGAGCGACGGGCAGACCTTTCAGGTGACGAGTGCAGCCGATGAGGGCAACGCCCCGGCAGAATCCGGCATGGGCCTGCGGGCCGTGAAGTGCAAAAAGGCGGTGCTGCCGTAATGGGACCGTCTGAGAGCATTAACCGGGCGCTGAACACGTTTTTCAACGGGTTTGGCATCCCGGGCTATCTGGAAGATAACATCCCTCCCGGTGCAGAACTGCCGTATCTGACCTACAAGCCCACCATCCCCGGTGGGTGGAACGAAACGGCATCCTTCCACGCCCGGCTGTGGTACCCGAGTGCCAAAGGCCGGACGCCTATTTTACAGACCGAAGACAAAATAAGCGCAGCCCTTGCAGATGGTTTGACCATCGAATGCGAGGGCGGCGCTATTCTTTTGCGCAAAGGCAGCCCGTGGGCGCAGCCACTCGACAACCCGCCCGAGGGCTATCTGTGCGAATACCTCAATTTTGAGCTTACACGGCTTATCCCGTGAGAAAGGAACCTTTATGCCTGAAACTCTGGCAAAAAAATTCGCGGTCAATGTGCTGACCCCGGATGCGTTCAAGAGCATCCCGAAAGGCTCCGGCAATCTGCTTTCCACATTTGATTTTTCCGCTCCCAAAATCGACAGCACCAATGTCGTATGTGCCTCGCAGGGCGGCGTGACCATCTCCTACAGCAACAGCATGGAGGATACGCTGGCCGACATCGACAACGCACCCACCAACACCAAGCAGGGCAATGAGGTCACCGGAACAACCGCCACCATCGCCTTTACCACTCCCAACGCAAGCCCCGACGTGCTCAAGCTGGCCATCGGCACGGCTGACATCGATGCGGACGACCCCACCCATGTGGTCCCCCGCATCGAGGCTGCCCTGAAGGACTACAGGGAGCTGTACTGGGTTGGCCCTATGATCGGCGGCGGCTTTCTGGTTTGCAAAATTTTCAACGCCCTTTCTTCCGGCGGCCTGAGCCTCAAGACGGCTCACCGCGGCGGCGGCTCCATGCAGATCACCCTCACCGGCTACGCTGACCTGGAAAACCCCACTCAAGCCCCCATGGAATTTTACTCGATCGTCAAGGCCCCGACCGGGGACTAAGGAGGACATATGCGCAATATCATCGATCTCGACGGCACCGAATACCTCAAGCGCACCTATGAGTGCGCGCAGGCTTATAAAAAGTACGTGGCAGACTCCGGCGTGATAGACATTCTGGGCCGCGAGCCGGAGCTGACCGGCACGGAGACGGACGCAGAGCGGCTGGAAAAGCGCCGGGCGCAAGCTAACAAAAACGCCGTGGACATGACCAAGCTGCTTTACACGGACAAGGCAGACCTCACCCTCGGCATCCTGCCCCTGTTCGTGGTGCTGGACAAGGGCGAGGAGCAGCCGCCTACCCGGGTGCTGGCCTCTGCCATGAGCCGGGCGCTCCGGGACGTGGATTTCATGGATTTTTTTCAGTCCTTGATGTGATCGGCGCGGACGGCTACCGGCGGCTGGTATCCACCATCCGGCTGGATATGCTCCGGCTGCTGGGCAAGCCGTACATCATGGAGCATATCCGCGCCGAGGCGCGCAGGCATCAGGAGGCGCAGCTTTTCCGGGACTATGTGGCCGACGCCATCGGGCAGTATCTCGGCATCCAGCCCCTTTACTCCGGGCTTGCATCCAGGCATTTCCCCCTGCTGCACACCAAAGAAGACACCCGCACGGCGGAGCAGATCACCGCCGACAATGCAAAAGCTCTGGCGGAGCTGTGCGGAGGAGGTGAAACGCCCTGAACATATTTAATCTGGAAGCGACTCTGTCGCTGGATGATTCCGCCTACCGGCAGGGCATCCAAAATGTGCAATCCGAGACGAAAAAGACCGTTTCTTCGCTGTCAGGAGAGTATAGCAAGGCCGCAAAGGCCGTAGTGGAGCTGACCAGACGTTACAACGAATCGGTGGGCAAGACCGGCAAAGCATCCTCTGAGACCAAAAACCTCAAGACCATGTTGGCACAGGCAGAAGCGCAGCTCAGGGCAACCACGACCGCGCTGAAAGCCGCAAACAACGGCATGGATGACTTTGCCAGCTCTACGGATAAAGCGTCCAGCAAGTCTCTGGCCGGTGCCATTGCGCAGGGCACGGTCATGGCGGGCATTTTCTCGAAGCTTTACGCCGCTGCACTCAGTGCCGCAGAGGGGTTCATCGCTTCCGGCATCGAGTACAACGCCCAGCTGGAAAGCTACACCACCGGCTTTACCAACATGCTGGGCAGCGCTGAGGCGGCCAAAGCGGCCATGGACGCCATTCAGGAGGACGCCGCCCGCACCCCCTTTGATGTGGCGAGCTTGACACAGGCCAATCAGCTGCTCATCAGCGCCGGTGAAAATGCAGGTTACTCCCGCAAGGTCATCATGGCGCTGGGCGACGCTGTTTCGGCTACAGGTGGCGGCAATGCAGAGCTGTCCCGCATGTCGGCAAACCTGCAGCAGATCGCCAACGTGGGCAAGGCGTCCGCCATCGACATCAAGCAGTTTGCCTATGCAGGTATCAACGTCTATCAGGTCCTGGCCGACTACACCGGAAAATCGGTGCAGGAAGTCCAGAAGATGACCATCAGCTATGATACTCTGTCTCAGGCCCTTATCGCGGCCAGCGAAGAGGGCGGACGATATTACAACGCCATGGACACCCAAAGCCAGACCATGAATGGCCGGGTATCCACGTTGAAAGATAACGTGAGCCAGCTGGCGGGCCTTATGACCGGCGACCTGAGCAACGGAATCGGCGTGGTCATCGGCAATCTGAACAATATGGTGGTGGCTGCGCAGGACGCTTACAAAAAGGATGGGTGGAAAGGCCTCGGCGAAGCGATTCTTGGCCTAGACAACCCGATCAGCACCATTATCAGCAGTTTTGGCAGGCTGGGTTCGGCGGCTGTAAGCGCTCTGGATAGAGCCAGTTACGCCCTGAACAAGGCCCTTGGCAAAACTGCCTACTCCGATTATGACAGCTACGAGGATTACCGCACATCAACGGACCAACAAAACTCCCGCGACCGCCGCAGGCAGGCAGCGCTAAATGGCGTTGGCATCAGCAACAAGAGCTGGTCTGAGCGGCAGGCTGAGCTTGCTGCTGCCGCTGGCACCGGCGGCAGCTCCATCCCCACCGGCGGCAGCGGTGGGAGCTCTTCCGGTGGAAAGTCTGGCTCAAGGTCCACCACCGAAACGGTCATTTCGTCTATCTCAAGAACGGCTACAACTACCGCTCAGAACGCCCTCGGCACCGTGACCACCAGCATCCAGACTCTGAGCGAAAAGGTCAAGGACAGCGCGGGCAGCATCAAAGACCGCATCACCGAGACCACCACCGAGACCGGCAAGGAGATGGTCAACGGCATCGAGACCACCTATAAACAGGTGGAGACCAAGGTCAACGGCGTGGTGACCAAAACCACAAAGACATACGACGATATGTCGAAAACGCTGGCGGCCACCCTGACCCGCACCACCAGAAAGGTAGAGGGCGGCGTGACAACAGCGATCCAGGAGGTCACCAAAAAATACGCCGACGGCTCCGAGCACATCGAAAAGACCGAGACCATCACCGAAGAAAACATCGTCGATGGCGTGGCTCAGACCACCAAAACCATCAACACCTATATCGACGGTGTGCTCCAGAATACCAAGACCGACACCGAAGAGGCCGAAAAAAGCATTCAGGCTGCGCTTTCCCGCACCGAAAAGTATATCTCCGAGATCCAAGGGCAGTCTGACAAAGGCATTTTCGGGCTGGTGAAGTCTCTCTTTACTGACATCAAAAACAAAGACGGCAAGGCCATCGCCGGGGATGTGGTAAAGGTCATTTTCGGACAGGTGACGCAAGAGCAGCGAAACACCATTCTGAAATGGGCAGACGATGCAATGACCGCCATCAATGAGCACTACGCGCAGGGCGGCATTCAGGGGGCGCTGCAGAGCATTGCAGGCCTCTTCAGCAACGGCATCACTCCGGCGGTCAACGGCTCCACCAAAGAGGTGCAGAGCTTTGCCGCCGCCATGAAGGGTCTTTCCGGCACCGGAGGCTCCGGCGGAATCGTCAGCAGCATCCTCAAGCTGTTCGGCGGCGGTACGAAGGCTGCGGCGGCCGCCGGTGAAGCCGGGGCCGGGCAGGCCATTGCGTCTGCAGCGGGCGGAGCGGCCTCCTTCTTCCCGGAGTGCCTTGCTGTGCTGGCCGTCATCGCGGAGGGCGTTGTAGGCTTCAAAATGGGCCAGAACGCCCGCGCCCGCGAGGATTCTGGCGAAGAGCGCTCTTTGGGAAGCAAGCTTCTCTCCGGCGCACTTCTGGCGGCCACCGGCCCTATCGGCTGGATCAGCTACTTCTTCGGTAAAAAGTTTGGCAAAAAGTCCTCGTCTTCGTCTGCTGCGGCAGAAAGCGCCTCGTCTGGCGCCATGAGCTATCTGGACATTCAGGACGCCTACTGGTACGGCAACGAGCGGGCTTTTGCGGGCTACGACTACCGCAGCGACCCCTTTACCTACAACCCCAACAACAATTCCGTCCCCAAATATCAGGCAGAGATACAAGCCCAGCTTGCAAAGCTGAGCACCGTAGTGGAGCAGTATCTGCCCGACGTGGCAAATCAGCAGATCGTGTTGGATGACGGCACCATTGTGGGCGCTCTCGCCCCCGGCATGAACGACCAGCTGGGCCATATCCAGATGCTTGCAGAAAGGGGTAACTGAGATGTACGAGATTTTTGCGTATCCCTACGGTGACCCCGAAAACAAGCTGACCGTCTATCAGCCGGGCAACCGACAGGCTGTGGTGCTGTCGCCCAAGCTTACCCGCGAGGTGAGCAAGGGCGGCAGCCTTACTTTTACCATGCTGCGCACCCACCCCTGCTACGAATCCATGCAGAAGATGTCCACCGCTGTGGCGGTGCATCAGGACGGCAAGGAGATATGGCGGGGCCGGGTGCTCAGCCACGAAGCCGACTGGCTCAACCGCCGGGTCATCTACTGCGAGGGAGCTCTCAGCTATTTCAACGACAGCTGCATTACCCCCTTCAACTACGAGGGCAAGCTGAGAGATTTTTTAGAATACCTCATCAAAGCCCACAACTCCCAGATCTCCGGCGGCAATGGCTACGAGGAGCAGACCAGCTACGACAAGATGAAAAAGTTTGAGCTGGGAAGGGTGACTGCCGCCCTCGGCGACCTTGTGGTGAGCTACGGCGACCGCAACCAGTACGGCGTGGGCGAGGACTACGGCAGCACATGGGACATCATCAGCAAAATGGTGCTCAAGACCTACGGCGGCTACGCTTACTGCACCTATAACTCCACCACCGGCATGAACGTGCTCAACTACTGCGACCAGGCATACGAGGCTGACCGGCAGACCGCCCAGAACATCGAATATGGCGTGAATCTGCTGGATTTCACCGAAAAGACCGACACCAACGACCTTTTCACTCGTATCTGGCCGATGGGCAACAAGCACACTGTCGAAGAGACCAAGACCCAATGGAAGTACAAATTCCTCTGGTTTAAGTGGGGCTCGACTACTGTGACGACCGGCACCCACGAAGAGCGCTACGGCATCAACGGCACGAGCCAGAGCGCCGTGGACAAGTACCTCCCGAAGAAGGGCTACAGCTGGAATCGGGAGTACGGATGGATCCAGAACGACGAGGCCGTGAAAAAGTTTGGTGTGGTCTCCAAGATCAGGGAGTTTGACACGGACAGCAGCGACGCCACCTTTGCCGCCGCGGTGCAGGACCTGGAAAAAAACGACCTCATGACCATGAGCTATGAGGTCAAGGCCGTTGACCTTGTGGATGCGGGCTATGATACCGAGCGGCTGACCTTTGCCAGCTTTGCCCATATCATCAGCAAGCCCCACAGCATCGACGTGATCATGCTCTGCACCAAGCTGGTGGAGCCGCTCGACCACCCGGAGAAGAAGGAGTACACCTTTGGCATGACCCGGCGCACCCTCACCGACCGGGCCGTGGCAAATCTGGGCGTGACCAACGAGCTCTCAGAAAAGACGGCATCCACCAGCCGGTATGCAGGTACAACGCAGATAGACACCACGCAGGCGGGCAAAACTGCCAGCGATTTCATCGACTACGCCCCCGCCTCCGGTATGACCGTTGGACACGCCAGCATCACGGCCAACATCCACTTTGGGACGGACGGCCTGACATTCTCCGGCGTGAAAAACGGCAGCGAGCTGCAAAGCTGGTCGGGCTCCACCTTTGCGGCCCAGACCACGAGCACAGACCTCTCCGGCTATGCGGCGGTGCTGCTCACCTACGACGGCGACGCCGCAGCGTGGGATACCGCCGGGGGCAAGGGCCGGGCCTTTGCGGTGCTGCCGGTGAACGGCAAGACCTACTCCATCCTCTTCCCCGGCGCTCTGGCCCAGCGGCGGGACGTCAAGGCGTCCGAAAGCGGCGTGACCTTTGGCAGCGGATACCGACAGACAGCCTCCGGGGCATGGCAGCGGGACGATACCGCCTGCCTGCCCATGGAGCTGCAGGGCTTTATGTAAAGGAGCGTGATTTTTATGGGCAAGCTCATGGGGGCAAAAATCGGCTCTCTGCACACCTTGGACGACCTCGGCCTTTACCTGTTGGTTGGCAGCCCGCTCATCTCCGGCGCAGAGCCGGACAAAAAGCTTGTGCAAGTGCCGGGCGGCGATTTCCTACTCGACCTCACCCGGGCTGTGGACGGCAAAGTGCACTACCTCCAGCGCACAATCCGGCTTGACCTCAAATGCAAGGCTCCGCCGGATGAGCGCCGCAAGGTGCAGAGCATCCTCGAAAACGCCTTGCAGGGGCAGTGGCTGCGCTGCGTACTGGACGAGGACCCGGCCAACTTCTGGGTGGGTCTGTGGACAGTGTCGCCCCAGAGCAGAGACCGGCATACCGGCACATTTTCCATCACTGGCACGTGCAATCCCTACAAGTACAACGCCACCGCCTACGCAGGGGCAGACTGGCTGTGGGACGATTTTTATTTTGATGAGGACGTCATCTATGACGAGCCTACGGAGGTAAAGAGCCTGTGAACAAAACTTTTGAAGAAAACATCAACGACATCCGCAAGGCAAAGCGGGGCGTTGAGGTGCGGGAGGCGATGGCCGAGAGCCTTGAGTATGTGGAGGGCTTTGCCTCCACCGCTACCCAAAAGGCAGAGGAGGCCGCAGCCAGCGCCAAAACTGCCGCCGAGGCCAAGGAAGCCGCCGCTGCCTCTGCCCGGACCGCAGAACAGCAGGCGGGCATTGCCACGCAGCAGGCCGAGACTGCCACACAGCAGGCCGAAGCCGCCGAAAGCTCCAAAGCTGCCGCTGCAGAGTCTGCCAAGCGGGCAGAGCAGTTTGCCAAAGAGACCGAGGGCCGGGTCACCACCGACCCCACCCTGACGGTCAAGGGCGCTCCCGCAGACGCCAAAGCCGTGGGCGACCGCATCAACGCTATCAAAATCGAGACCGACAAGACCCTCACGGTGGCAAACGCAGCGGCGGATGCAGCGGCCACCGGTGTGCGCATCAAACTGTTGGAGATGGTGCATGGCACAGATGTAAGCGGTATCAGCTTTGTTTCGGCCTTTGACACCCTGGATGGGGTGGAGCTGGAGGGCGTGTGGAACAAGAAGGCGAGTCGCATCGATTTTTAAGAGGAAGGAGGATTAGAACATGCAGATCAAAGACTTGGCCGTTGGTGACGGCTTTGTATACCTGATGGAAGGCAGCACAAAAGTCAAGTTTTACGCGCTGTCCCACAACTACGAGTCGAGGCTGAACGGCAAGGGACGGACACTGTTTTGTAGAGAGAGTCCGGCGGGGAGTGGAACACATACTACGTCCGCAAAAGAGGATTGCAGAGTCGATAGCAATAATGAAGACGCCTGGTACAAAAATACCTATGTGAATAAGTTTTCCGGCGAAGTACGAAAATTGATTGGTATGACAAAATATATCGGTCAATATGTTTATATGACTTATACGCAGAGCGGCGATCCGACTGGCAACGCAGAAATTGATAGTAAAACATACGAATCAAGCTTTTTCCCCCTTTCGACAGCAGAAGTCGGGGGCTCAAACTTCTCCGACGGTTCTGCGCTTTCCTCAGCCGCAATCAGCAGGATCGCCAGCATTCAAACCCGCTACGGAAGCGGTATTTGGACGAGAAGTCCATCTAGGGTCCTTACGGGTACTAACTCGACAGGCTTTACGAAATACTACTATGCCAACAGCCAATACATATCCGGTGCAAGTGGCTCCAGTCTTTCGACTGCCGAAGGAACTCCCGGCAGTTCTTACGGCTACCTTCCCTGTTTCACCCTGCCGGAGACGCTGTACATCGACAAGGACGGCTTCGCCACGGAAAACCAGCCGCCGGAAGTGACTTCCGATGCAGGCGAGAGCGGCGTGGCGCTGGGCGAGAAGAACGAGCCGTTTACTCTGGCCTACACCGTGACCGACGGCGACGGAGACCCCATGACCATCACCGAAAAGGTGAACGGCGTGGCGCTGGCCGTCCGCGAGAAGGTGGCCTCCGGCACTGAACTCACAGTGCAGTGTCTGAGCGAGAAAGCCCTGTTCCAGCAGATCCTCAACGGAGAAAACACCCTGACTCTGGAAGTGGACGACGGAAAGACCACGACAGAGTGGACCGCGACCTTTACCAAAAATGTGACAAGCGCCGTCCTCTCGCTGACCGCCCCCCTGACGGCGGACGACACCATTACGGTGGCCGCGCTGACGCTGGAGGGCAGTTTTCCGGCAGACATGAGCCTGACCGTGGAACTGACCAACAACGCCTTAGACGACAGCCCCGTGTGGGAGAACTGCACCGACATCCAGAGCGGCGAGAGCCGGGCCTTTATCCACCACGCCTTTACCAACAAGACCGCCGCCAGGGGCTTTGCGTTCAATTACAAAGTCACCGTTGCCCGGGGCGAAAGCGGCGTCGGCGGCACTATCACCATGATCGGAGGTGTCATCGGATGAGTCTGCACAAGACAGAAAAGAGCCTGAAGGAGCTCCACCAGAGGCTGAAAGAGGAACAGAAGCTCAGAGAGCTGCCCGGCCTCGTGGCGGGGATCGAAGATGCCATGTGTGAGCAGGATATGGCATCACAGGAGAGGCTGGCGACTATCGAGGACTCGCTGTGCGAGCTGGATGCCGCCATAAACAAATGAGGAGGTAGCATATGGATAAAATCTGGGCAAACAGGTTGATTGCCGGTACCAAGGAATGGGCAGAGATGCCCGCAAGTCGCCGCGCCGGGGTGAAAGCAGAGTTGGCAAAGCGGGTAGCCGACGGCGAGATCGATGCAGAGCGGTATAAGGAGATCACGGGGGAGGACTACGATGGGTAAGCTGCTGGAACTGCTGGAAAAGCTGGTGCGGGCCGTCTTTGGCCCGGGGGACAAGCAGGACACCGGCGAACCTGAGCCTGCGCCCCAAGCCCCCAAGGCAGAGGCTGTCGCCGGCTGGGAGGGCGACCCGCCATACCGGTATATCGACGTGAGCCGGTATCAGGGCAAAATTACCCTCGACGGCTGGCTCAAGGTCAAAGCGGCTGGTTACAAGGGCGTCATGCTCAAGACGGTATCCACCAACTACAAGCTCTCCAAGCGGGCAGACGGCCTGTACATCGACCCGACCTTTGAGACCAACTACCGCAACGCCCGGGCTGCAGGGCTGGACGTGGGCGTCTACTACTACACCTACGCCACCAGCGAGGCGATGGCCGACGAAGAGCTTGCCCTGCTGCGTCAGGCGCTGCGGGGCAAGGAGCTGACCCTGCCGGTGGCGGTGGACGTGGAGGACAACAAGCTCAAGCCCATGAGCACCCTCAACCTCACCAACCTGACCGCCTACGCGCTGGAACAGGTGGAGCGGATGGGCTTTTACGCCCAGCTCTACACCTACACCGGTTACAAGTATGAGCTGGACATGGCGAGGCTGTCCTCTCGGTGGGACATCTGGCTGGCCGACTACACCGGCAAGACGCCCAACGTGACGTTTAACTACAACGCCCACCAACACACCAGCAAGGGCAGCGTGCC